CGCTTGTCGCCGAGGCCATCGGTTTGTCATCTATGTTGCGAACGGGCTCACCTACCAGCCCTTACATAGACCTAGATGGGTATCGTTACCTTTTAATAGCAGGCTTCATCACGCCTCCCGTCCATCGATATCCGAACGAAACGGGTCTGGCCCTCAATGACGGACATTTAGCCAGATGTTTTCTAACTCCGACAGTAAGACTCGAACTTACGACCTGAGCTTTACGAAAGCCCTGCTCTACCAGCTGAGCTACGTCGGAATGTAGTAGCGCCAACGGGACTCGAACCCGTATTGCCGCCGTGAAAGGGCGATGAACTAGGCCAGTTATTCGATAGCGCCAAAAATTGTAGTCCGCAACCCTGGACTCGAACCAGGAACCTCCACCTTATCAGAGTGGCTATCTAACCAATTGCTATAGCTGCGGATAACGACATAGGTGGGTGGTTTAGAACCACCAAAATCCCACACGGTGGGCACCTACTTTATTTCACCTATGTGTAGTGCCGACGGAGGGAATCGAACCCCCGACGCGAAGCTCTTCAGGCTTCCGCTCTACCAACTGAGCTACATCGGCAAAATGATTGTCCAAGAATCGTGAAGGAATTTAACCTTCCACTTGATAGGCTTCGAACTTTACCAAATGCCGTCATGACGACCCTTGGACAATCGAATTAGTAGCGGGGGCAGGACTCGAACGCTGCGACCTTTGGGTTATGAGCCCAACAAGCTACCAACTGCTCCACCCCGCGAATTTCTACATAGTTGCCGATGAGCGGTTCGAACGCCCGAATACAGGAGTCAGAGTCCTGTGCCTTACCAGCTTGGCGAATCGGCAATAAATAGCTCACGTTAAAGGAATCGAACCTTTGTTTCCCGCTGCAGACAGGCAACTCTTCCAGTTAAGCTAAACGTGAATAAAAATAGCTCCGATAGAGAGGCTCGAACTCCCGACCAGCTCATTACAAATGAGCTGCTCTACCAACTGAGCTATATCGGAAAAACCCGTGAAGAACGGTCAATATCCGCACAAGTGGATAAAAACTTCACTGATGCATGGTCTAACTGACTTATACAAGCATTTGACGCCAGGACCTTCATCTTCTCCGCAGAGTAAATGCTAAACACCTGCGAAGCCCCGTTTTTTAAATGCTCAGGCTAATAGGCCGCCCTTTTCGCTTGGGTCTCCTGCGATGGAGCTACCACGCAATTATCACAAGCTATTAGGGGCCGCTTTTCACCTGCGGAGTTCTTTGGGAGCGACCCAAAGTTCCAATTTAGCTGGCAAGACTGGACTCGAACCAGTGACCATGCGATTAACAGTCGCACGCTCTACCAACTGAGCTACATGCCATCAATATCCATGGGCACCACCCCTTTCACGTGTTGTCACGGGTGCGACAGGATTGGTCGCAGAGAGCTTTACTCAAAGCTCACGAACCTACCATAATTAACGAGTGATAACCCCGTATGGAGGCAACAGACCAGCCATTCAACCCTGTACCATAATATTCAGTTTGTTTTAGGTGATGGTCTCGGCATCCCATGGTTAACCACATAGGAGCCGCCAAACTGACAAAACCAATTCTTATTAGAGGCCTAACGTCGGGTCACGAGTAATATCCTTGAAGAACTTCGGGGTCTTCGGATTCAAGCTCGGGTCCCTATCTTTACCGAAGCCAAGGTATTTATTAAACTCACTGGCAGCTTCTTTGTCAACATCAACAGGAGCAACCTTCAATGCACTAATATTATAGTGATAGTCTCCATATCCATTTGGTTTACCACTTGAAGACAATCTGACAATCATATTCGGGTCATCCACGATAACTTCACAGTTTGGACAGTGTTTAAAAGATTCAATGCGAGTTTCGAATTCATTTGGGCGGAACGGTTCTCTATACCATGTATCAAGATGGCTAATAAGTTCGTCTACATCCAATTCTTCCCGTGGCTTTCTTGACAAAAAGTTATTAGATGCATAATACAAGCCATCACCCTCATGATATTTCTGAGGTTCAGCCATCATCCCATCAGAGCCTTCCGCTTCACACAATGCCCTAAAGCCCTCTTTCAGAGCTGGCAGAGCTGGCATACAGTTGAATTTCTTACATACGCTTTCCATAAAAGCAGTATATATCTTTTTCTGATTGTAATTCATGATTACTCCATAAATATAATTATATACATAGTTTATAATCATGAATCATCCGAGTGACGCATTACTGGGCCATCCTTACGCATTCCCAGCCTCTATTCCGCAACTTATGCTACTGCACTAGCCCCAAAAGGATATACCTTGAACGGGCTTACTTGTATCATCTCCACTCGGACAATAGTCGGGGTAGCCAGATTCGAACTGACGACATCCTGCTCCCAAAGCAGGCGCTCTACCAGACTGAGCTACACCCCGCAAGTTTTTAAGGTGCTTCCAGCACCACCGTTGTACGGCATAGCGGTTATTAGCCGCTAGGAAACGTGAGCGTTTCCTTATTTAGACCCCTCCATATGAAGAAGCCTGAAAAAGAAAACGCAAGAACGATGCCTTCCGACCTGTATCGAACAAGGCGTCTTCAACATTGCTGCTGACGGTTCCCTCACCTACGGGTACACCGTTCTTAACGTCATGATTGTTTAAATCACCCAACACAGTCCATTGCCAAGACTATCATGTGTGAGTAAGGTTATCAACCTAGCAACTTTTGCAAAGCCGAAATGTCAATCTTCTGAAAGGACTCACGGTCCAATCTGACGCAGGAAAGTAGGTTTGAAACCTTGACTGTTCCTTTACGTCGTCAATTATAGAAATATTCAAAATCTTTGTCAAGGGGTAATTCGATATTTTTTTAAATTTTTATCGAATTTCTTGTGTCGCCCTGAAAGCTATTAGTTCGTAATGGTCTTTATCGCATTCTCGAACGTACTTTTTGAACGACTCAAAGGATTTGAACATCTCGCCAAGACTTAGGAACATGTATTCTCCGACTTCGAAATCGGGTGCCCTTAGCTTGGTCTTGCCGCAGATATCAATGATTTCTTCCATCGATAGCTGTCGGTTACTGTTTCTGTCCACCACGTTCACTACGTTGTAATCGTAGACTGGTTGTCGATATGTTCCCTTGTAGGGGCAATCGATTCTGATGAACTTCAACGTTGCCATTATAGTAATTTCGTAACCGCTTGGCAAGTGTTCTTCGATAAGATGTCCAAATTTTTTGGCGATATCGGAACACACGTTGTAGTCATCCCCTTCTGGCGGTGTGAAGTTAGCCAACTTTGCGGCTCGTCTAACTTTCTTCCACCACAGATGTCCTGTTTGTTCCAATACCGTATTATACTTCAATTCAAGACCGATGTCAGTACGCTGGAACCAGAAGTGCTTGTTTACGTTGTTCGTAAAGAACTCTAAAAGGGCAGCCTCATCCAGAATGGACAGGTTGATGACATTCATATCTTCGTAAACGCTCATGATGTCTCCCTCTCAGGTTAATGGTTAAACAAGTCTAACTGGTCTTTGGAAGCGATTTCATTCAACAGCGATTCCATCGACTTTGTTATTTGTTTATATGTTGACTGTTCCGCCGAAATTTTTTTGAGGCAGGCATTTATGGTTTTAGCGGCATTTTCGAGGATAATATCACGCTTATCGGGTACTTTTTTGTACTTTGCCTGTCTTTTTTCCTCTGCAATCAGCGGATTAAGCTCTTCAATGCGTTCCTTAGCAAAGCGAATGACATCTTCATACTGCCTGATGCGACCAGCATCCGTAGGTTCCTTCATGAGGATGCTGTCAAGAATCATCGCATCTCTCGCACAAAGATTGTATTCATTTACAATATCATCGACCCTTGCTCCCGTCGGACAAGCAATGGCAGATACAGGCCATGTAACACCCGTCTTAATCTGGCGGATGCGCTCGGAAGCGATATGTACGATTTTCTCATAGTCAAGCTTCCTTGCTTCGTTCTGGGTCATGCCGCCTTCCGCCTTGGTGCGGAGAGTCCTCTTGGCGAGGTCTGCATCGAACGGGTTCAACTGGAACTCAATCCATACATCCCACGGCTGGATTTTATGTTTTGCGTAGTCAGAGTTTCCTACATTGTGATTTCTCACGCTGTCGGTAGCATTGTTTACTTCTTGCATTTGCGGTCTCCTTAGTGTAATACACTAAAATAAATTATTGTGCGGCAAATCTATCACGAAATCTTCTTTTTTTAGAGAATTGAACTCGTAGGGTTTCTCATCGGGATATCCCAACGGGTTGATATAGAGGTTTCCAACATGGTATGCGGTATGTGTATGGCCCGCACACCAGATGGAACCTGGTTTCAGCATCTTGATATACTCAGGCGAGAAATAGTAGTAGACCGAGTTGAACTTGGCATGCTCGTCTGGCACTCGGAAATTTATCGGGGCATAGTGAGTAACCATCACGTCGGGCTTCAATGCGAGGACGGACCTGCACTGCTGGTTCAACCTCTCCCTGATACGGGAGATGTCGTTGTTCATGTAGTTCCAGAACTTGCCGTCATACGTGTTAGCGACCCAGTTGCTATCAACTTCCTGCTGTGTATGGGGAGTATCGAGGTATCTCAGGTAGGTATAGTCCCAGATTCCAGTACATCCGCCAATGGTCACGCCACAGATGGTTTCCGCATTGCCGTCCAGCAAGTGGAGGTTGCCGATGGAGTCAGCCAGCTGGTGGAAACATTCAATCTTCTCTTCTGTCGTCTTGAACTTGCCATAGTCAACATGGGTTGTCATGTCGTGGTTTCCGAGACAGAAAACGACATGGCTGTACATGTCGCATAACCGTTTTAGAATTTCTTTGGCAGCATTAAACTTGCTTGCTATATCGCCTGGGATAATCAGCATGTCAGCAGGGAGGAACTTGGACACAAATGTGTCCATCGACATCTCCTTCCTGTAATAGTCATAGTGAAAATCCGAAAAAATAAAGGCCTTCATACCTCAAAGATAGGATATGAAGGCCGTTTTGTCAATGGTGTTCGTTTATTGACGGGGAGGTATCTTCGAGAACATGTCAGAATCTCGGCCAAAGCGTTTCTTGGTGAACGCCCTCTTTCCACCTGGAATCCTGTGCCATCCGAACCATATCTCGTCTGGACCATCAAGATACATTGAAGGAATTTTTCCATTGAACTTGACATCTTCTATGTATGCCATCCTGTTGGACAGGTCGGCATATTTCTGTTTAGTCTCTGGATTGTCAGCCTGTTCCAGCCCTGCCAGTAACGGGTGCATGAGAGCCTTTTCCAAGCAATACTTTCCTACAAGCTCGGCAGTTCCTCCGTGGTTAAGGGCTTCGTTGATTTCAGGGTCATTCTTGTATGCGGAAATACCAGCACCACGAGACGGGTACTTCATCCGCAGGCAATCACGTTCCCATTGGAGATACCTTCTGAAGTCAGACCTATCCTTCTTTCGACGGTCAAACATCATGTTGAGCCAAGCCTTGGCCTGTGCATCGGAGTCATAGCGTTTTTCTTCATCGCTATATATGCTATCCTCATCCAAGTGCTTAATTCTAGGAATCCACGTCAGGGAGTGCAGGTCCACATCGAACCAGTTGTCCTCAGGTACTCTCAAATTGTATTTATCCCTAAGCTCGTGCCACTTCTTATTCACCTTGTCAAAGAACTCTTCTTTGCTGTGAGGCATAGAACTAAGGTAAGACGTATAAGCATCCATCCGTTCGTTAACCTCGTTGATGACATCTCCCATGTTCTCGCCGTTAATCTTAGGACGATTTGCACTAATCCTATACAAATTGCTGAGAGCTTCCAACTGGGGCTTGCTAAGGTCCAGCTTGGAGATAGATTCCATGAAAATCTTGTAATTATCCATATTTGACACCAATCAAATTCATCTACAGTTTATCGGTTTCCTGTCCCAGCAAATGTCTCAGATGGGTGTCGATGAACATTATCTCCCAGTGGTAGGAGTTCACAATCCCGTCCATAATGGTTGCAACGAGCGTACCAGTACGGTTGCGATACACGGCAAAATGCCGTTTCATCCTGTCTGACAGGATAGTGACGACGGAATCCTGATAGCATATCCCGTGCATCTTCTTGCCCATAATTTCCACTTCTTGTACGTTCTTGCCGAAGCGTTTAAGAACATCTACCGCAAGCTGTATCATCTCGGCAATATCGTAGTTGATTAGCAGCTTCGGTGCGTTCTGGTCTATAATCTGTTTGTTTTGCATTATTGCTTGCATAGCGGCCCCCTTTACCAATTAGAGTTTATAAACTGTATTAAGATAGAGGTCGTAAAATGAATTCTCTTTTTGAACGCATCGACAAGCTCGACACTAACCTTCGGATAACCAGCGAGTGGGCAAAACGGAAGTACAACGAGTTCAATTCCCGTTTCTTCGGTGGAAAGCTCCCAAAGGATATCCAGTTCGAGATGTCTGGAACGCAAAACGCTGTCGGCGACGCATCCTGTGTCGTCAGCAACATGCCGTCCGCTGGAAGCATACAGGTTGGCGACAACTACGTTGGTAAACTAAAAATCCGTCTGTCCAGCTATTTCAACGACATCACCGAAACCGAGGCAGAGGAAGTCCTGCTCCACGAGATGATTCATATCTGGCAGTACGTAAGCATTCCGAAGGCTCAGTGGGGTGCGAACATGCACGGAACGACGTTCACCAACAAGATGAACGAAATCAATCGTATGTCAGGCGGCAAATACAACGTGACAACGACAAACGATTCCAGCATGAAGGCTCGCCACGCTGACGACCTCATGAAGAACAAGAAGGAATATGACGAGCTTAGCGAATCCAGACTAATGTTCATCAAGGACAAGAACAACGACAGCAAGGTGGACGTAATCCGTTTCAAGAACGAAGCCGACATGAACCAGTTTGCAGAACAGTTTGTCCCGATGCACGAACTTGAAGTCACTGGAACAGCAGCCCCGCACGACATCGACGCTTATCGGTACAGGTTCGGAGCATTGAAGAACAACACGGCAGAGAACCGTAACGGCTACTACATTATGAACAAGAGAGACATAGACGAGGCAAAGCGTCTCGGGGCAATCTAGGAGGACAATATGTCATTGAAGAAGCAAATGTTCAAATCAGAAATCAGAAAGTTGAGCTTGCCAGCGGCAATGGAATCGGTCATCGAAGAACTTCACGACGCAACCTTCCCAGAGGATGACGACGCCCCTGAGTTTGTCGAGAAGGACTGGAAGTCCGTTGACAAGGACAACGGCGACGGAACGTCGTCTGTCGAAACTACATGATTTATCCTCTGATAACTTTCGCAATCGTCGTCATAACAATTCTAGTGATAACGGGCAAGGTATGAAAAAGGCGGGTTCAAACCCGCTTTCTTCATCTCCGTTCAACATAGTTTAGTGAAACCCATCCGTCAGTGGTTCGGCCCCACCCACGCCTTTCAGCATAGATATTTATCTGGGTTCCCTTCTCATATTTAGTGACAACATTTCCTACAATTGGAGCTTCACGGCAATTCAGATTGGCGGTGGTAACACCTGAATACAAAGGATTCCTCTTACGCTTTTCGGGGCCGATGATTTTCAGGAAGTCATACCAGTTGGTTAGAGATTCCTCGTCCCTCGTCCACGGTTGCGGGCATTGCTTCCCGCTAATGCAATGATGCATGATTACGTGGTCGAGAGGAATATCGTATTCCTTCATGAGCTTCTTTGCAAGCATTGCCGTACGTTCGATAACCTTGTCAGAAATACTCCAATCAGTATCGGTTACTTTGAGGGACTTGGTATTCTTCTTGTCAGAACACATTTCAATCGAGATACAGTTTGCATTACGAGCGGTCTTGTACAACTTTCCGCCAAGCGATGTGGAAAATTTATTGTAAATCTTATCACCAACAGCCCAGCAATACTGGTTCCTGATGTCTGGATTGAACTGAACAACCTCATCTTGGTCTACAATAAAGTCAGCGCTTGCCTTTTTGGACTGCTTTCCAAAAGACGTTGCAACACGCTTTGCGGTTCCACCCTTGGAACTCGTTCCCGCAGTGTAGTGAATAACTAGATATTCTATCGGGCGATTCTTTTTAATAGTTACGTTGTACATACTATACCGCAGGACCACCAGCAGCGGCAGCTCCGCCTCCGCCACCACCTTCGTAACAACCGACAGCACAACCCTGTTTGTACGGAGAGTAGTTCATCCTGTTAGGTGCAGCGAATCCACACGCCATCGGCTGTGCGCTTGCGTTATAATTAACCACAGGATAATTTTGCTTGATGTGCTTCTGCGCCCTGTCCATCATCTTCTTGATTTCAGGGTCGGTCTTAATCTTTTCCCGTTTCCATACAATCTTGCCAGGGAAGCATTCTTTCATCTCTTCCTTCGGGTCACGGTTGGCGTTCGGATTAGTGGATAGGGTCATCGGGTTCTTGTACGCACCCATGTCGTTCGAGTGAGAACTGTTAGTTGCCATAGGTAACTGAATAGCATCATGAATGTTATGGTTATCAGCCATCGGCAACATCAGGTTTCGTTCATAGCCTTCAAAACACGCCTTGTGCAGACGCCTGATGGCTTCCAACTGAGCCTCGGAAAGGCCGAGCTTTCCAATTGATTCAAAAAACAGTTTCGTGTCCATACACATAGTTTATAAACTATTTGCATGAGGGTAAACGGATTCATCATACCCGTAAGGGGTAACTGCCGAGCTAGGAACGAGGAGCGAAAGAACTTCTCGGTATTGACTAACGTTTCCGAACATCTTTGGAACGACAGGATTGGTGCCTATGTCGAACGGTCTGAAAAGGCCCAGATTAACAACCCAGTCATGTCCCGTGACAGGAACCTCGGGGTGAGGTTCCACTACCGCAGGCACAACGCATTCCTTGACCAAGAGCGTTATGACAGGATGTCAGCGGACTTTGTAAAGCGTCAGGGTGTATTCGTCAAGTATTACACAGTGACTATGGACGTGGACAGCAACTCATTGTTCCACGAGGACAACTTGCGTACTGTTGACAGGGAGTTCGACTTCCAAGTTCTAATCGGGTTCCAGCCACAGAAGGAACTTTACGACAGGTACGGCATCCAGTTCGACGGCAAGATGGAACTTCAATTCCTGATGACTTACTTCCTCGAATGCAACTACCAGTCGCTAAGGGAACACGGCATCAAGCCCGCATGCGCCCCGACAGAGCACAACCCAATCTGGTATCAGCGTGGTTATGAAGACTTCCGTTACTATGGTTATACCGCACAGCAGATTTTCCCCAAGGCTGGCGATATGCTCAAGTTCGAGTTCAACAACATCTTGTATCAGGTAACCAAGATTTCCGACGAGCAGCCTGAATACGAGTACAAGCAAAGAAAGTATTGGTGGAAGGTTTTCGTGGATACGGCAGTGGATTCTGGACAGAAGGTATCGGACGACGTTTTGATGAAGCCCGACCAGGAGAACTTCATCAACAACCTCCTCGGAAAGACAACCTACGAGAAGGGAGAAATGGAATCTGGTTCGGATGCGGCAAAGCCGACAACACAAGCGGAATACCCGTTTGCGGTCAACGCAACAGTGGACGAGCTCAAAAAGGATGTCCTGTTCAGGCCTCCCGAAGTTCCAGAATGCGTGGACAACGTTACCGAGTCCCCGTCCTATCAACCTTGCGAGAAACTTCTTGGTGGTTGGTAACGCAAAAAGCTCCGTTCAAACGGAGCTTTCTTCTTATTTGTCGTATTCCCATTGGTATCTTACATTGGCATTTGGATGTTCGGCTTGAATCCGTTCCTTTTGATGGCACAGCCCAAGCTTTACCAATAGCTGTATGATTGGGTCGAAAATTCCATTGTCTATGACAATTTCCATCTTCGGTGGTTCAGGACATTTATTTTGTAGCATTAGATATTCTCCTCTTAGTACACGACAACGACTTTCTCTTCTCGCCCATCGTCGTAATATTTGATGTCTTCAAACACATCTTCAAACGGCATCTTTCCCATATCAACTACGGGCAAGTCTTGCGGCATCTTTTGAAGCCGTTCAACCAAGTCTGCTACGGTCGTTATGCTCATTTGTCACTCTTGTCTGTTGGCGAAGTTGCATCAACACCTTGCGTTCCAGAGGTATAAACGTGTGGTTGGTCAGCGATAGGCGACGGAAATCCGCAACCATACAGCATTATTTCCGTATTTCTAGGAAACTGGATTGGCTTTGGCTGAATGGGAGTGCCTGGAACGCCTTTCATGAAATCGTCTAGCGCTTTCTGCATCCCGTTCTCACCAAGATATCCTCTTGTGTAGAGTTCCTCGAATTCATCTACGGTGCATTCAATCATTGTTCCGTTATTTAGATACACTTTCATTGGGCACCTCCAGCTTAAACAATTCATCAGCACACGTCTTGCAATAAGCATCACGCATGATTTTCACCATGCTGGTTTCTTCAATTTGATGCGCCTGTTCAAGCTTTTTCAATTCATACAAGAAATTCTTTAGATTCTCCATTTTGTTAGGAATGTATCTTACCCATTCACTACTTCTAAATTTAAGTCCACGAGTGTGGCTTACTTTGAGAAAATCATTGAATTCAATCTTCGTACCGCATTCCTTGCAGTATTTTTCAGATTGATAGACACCGTGACCGCATTTGGGACACACCGCACAAATCCACGGAGAACCATTCCGAACATAGACATGAGCTTCCATTATTTCCTCGGCTTCTTTTTCTGTTTTACACTCACTGAAAATGACACGGTAATCTCGCCGTAATCATCAGGGTCAATACCCTTGCGGTCGCACTCCCGTATAAAGGCATTTTCCATCCATTCCCAAATATCGAGGAGGTCATGGGTACACTGAAAATCGTCTTTCATTCTAATCATACACCTACCTCATCAAACCGTATCCTCATTGCTAGCTAGTTTCTTCGTATCAACAACACGTTTGATTGCGAACGAAAGAGAATCGCACGTCACCTTTCCATCGAAATAGATTGTAACCAGCTGAACGAGGTTACCAAGGTCCGAGTAAGTCATTCCTTCATCTTGAATCTGCTGGAATAGACGCTCACACGATTGGCTGAAATCCTGCCCTGAAAACTTATCTTCAAAGAACTTCTTGGCCTCTTCCGTTGTAACTCCATCGAAGTTGACCACTTCGTCGATTCTGTCTGCACGACCGATAAGGCACTTATTTATTTTCGAAGCATTATTCGCTGTGCAGATAAACACATAGTTACAATCAAGCGAGTTCAGGTCGCTAAACAATCGAATCAATGTATCGACGTTGTTGTTCTTGTCCTCAAAGTCCACCGAATCGATATCATCAACTACGATTATCACATTTCCCAATAGGGAGCACAATCCAGATACCGTATAAGGATTCATCGCACCCAAGTCATCCTTTCCCAATATGACGAAATCGGCCTTATCGGAAAATTCCTGCACAATACGGTTCATCAATGTTGTTTTGCCGCTACCTGGCTTTCCTACGAAGGCATAACCGCGATGGCCACCGTGTTTCATGATATACCTTACACCGTCCATAACCATTTTGCCATCATCCGTTTCAGACGATAATGAATCAGCATAGTTTACATACGGAATTGCGGTGGAGACAAAAGAAGTGCATGCGCGAGCTCCTTTACCATCATTCACAACCAGTGCCTCAAATCCATGTACATACCCGTCATTATCCCTCGGTTCTGCGGACCCGTCTTGCCCGTCAGGTATGGACCTATATTCTGCCAAACATTGTTGAAGAAAAGCAGCTCCGATAAGTTGACTAATCGTCATGCCATGCTTGGGTCCGCAGTGTTCTCCATAAAACCGTCTTTTATATGCACTGTTTTTTCCGTTGGCCGCTGAGCCATAAGACATGTCAAGATGGAGCAGAAGATTGTCTTGTGTGTTGCGTTCCAAATTGCTAATAGAATATGTTGCCATCAGTCGAAATCTATCGTCGTCGATATCAAGTTCGAACAAAGCGTAGAAGAATTTCTCATGAACATCGTCACTGAAGTGGACAATTTCACCGCGAGAGTCCATTGCGGAAAGCTCACCAATCCCACTGGTGCCACTGAACAATACGTTGGTATCTACAACCCTGATTGCCACATTCTTTTCTAACTGGCGTATGAATACATCGATTGGTTTCTTTGTCCAGTAGGATTTACCGAGTAACCACATGTAAATTTGTGGGAAGAACGGGATAGAAAACGGGTATTTTATATCGTATTTGTATTTTTTCAGGTTAGGATACAGTTCCTCGATAGTCTCCATCATTTGGGACTTCTGGGTAACCTTTATGACATTGATTTTGTCTACTATCATGTCACCGAACTTCTTGGCCATCAATACGTTACGGACAGCATCAATTGAGCTAAGTGCAACACTGTTCCGTATTTCCTTCTTCGTATATCCAGAGCAGGCAAATTCAATCAAACTCACCGCAATCGACGGGTCAAGAAAGATTTTTCCAATACGCTTTGCAGCATACAGAATTTTATCCCTCGTCTTGGATGGAAATTCCTCCAGCCAAAAGTCAACCTGGTCGATATTCTGTGTGATATCTTTAAGTTTTTGAATTGAATCCGATAACGGCGGATGGGTTTCATCCGCTATCGGACCATCCTGCCGTTTCGCCAGTTGCTTTCGCATTAATCTTGTTCCTTCTTAAACTTACGAACGATATTCATGATGGTAATACCAAGCATAAGCCCGATACCTGCCATCTTCAAGCCAACAATAGCGATATGGGCCTTGTTTTTAACAAGGTTTATCCATTCTTTCATGCTCATACGGCCTCCTTGGCCTGACCCTTACCCTTCACATAGAAGAACATCCAGTCACGGGCGTTGTTCTTGTCGGTAATCGGCAATTCCTTGGTACACACGGCGTTGGCCGCAGTCATACGTTCAACAATCATCGGCTTCAAGGTAGACATCGCCGTATCCTTGTGAGAAATTTCACGGCCACGGAACTGGACGATAACCTTGACAGGATGGCCCTCTTCAATGAATTCTGCAGCCTTGTTCATCTTCGTCTTGAAATCGTTTTCGCCAATGTTCGGGCCAAAGGTGATGGTCTTTTCTTCGGAACGGCGAGCGTTTTCACGGTTCTTCTTGTCCTGTTCCTTCTGAGCCTTCTTTTTAAGGTACTCTTCCTTCTTGCGGTCGCCAAGCTTGAAGATGGCAGCCTTTTCGTTCACGACAACGACATCCAAACCTTGGTCCTGAGCCAGCTTTTCAGCCTGACCATAGGTCATCTGTTCGATTGAACCATCATCCTTCTTCAATCGGATGGAGGCATTACGGTCGAAAGTCTTCGTTTCGTTAAAATCTCGGGCATCCTTGCGCTTGAAGCCGAAGTTGCCGTTATTGTAGGATTTGTACATTTAATTTCCTTGTTTTAATGTTTGGTCGGAGGCTGTTTACCCCAGACTACCAGAATATAGATTATTAAATCCCCCTTGTCAAGGGGATTCTAAAAATGTTAATGTAAAATATATTTTACAATCAATCTTCGTATGCTGGATTTAGGTAGCCATCTGCCGCCACCGCAACATATTTTGTCTTGCTTCCTTCAGGGTCGGGTTCATTTTCCACAACATCAGGGTACACAGCAGACGTTCCTACCACAGAGTCCAACAGTATGACATAAGGCAAATCGTCCATGTCGCTGAGGTCCTTAATCCAGTAATCCGTGATTTCAGGGTGGTCGTCATCCGTAAGGATAAGCACACCATCAACAGGATAGATACACTGCGGTTTAGTCGCATTGTACAAATCGACGAACTCCTGCACTGAAATCGGGGTGTTGTAGAACCTGAAATCGTACGATTTCGGTATTCTGATTTTCGTCGTGTTCGACTTAATTGACCAGCTCTCGTCGATTGTTCTCCACGTAAGCGCATTACCAACGGCTACTCTGATAGGATAAGGCTTCTGCTCCTTTTCCACCACAACTTCACCATCCTCGACATGACGGGTCACCACCTCGTAGGTAGGAACATCATGACTCATCAAAGCATCGTATGTGATGTAATCTTCATCATGTTCTTCACCTTCCGCAGGTTCATGAACCGTTATTGTAAACGGTATCGGTCTGATATTTCCCTTTGTCGAATAGGCATAATATGTCGTGCCAACATCGAGCTTACTGCTGTATGGAACAGTCAGGGTATAATGCCTGAGGTCCATCTGAGATTTCCTGTTCAACGGATAGTCGGCACTGCCACTGAACACCCAAGACGGGTCACTAATCTCAATTCCATAACCGACCATCTGGTGTCTGTAAATTTCAACATAGTATTTAGACGGGTCAAATCCAGATGGAAGTGAAATATCAGCGGTTGCAACACCGTCCACAATACTGGTGACCTTTGCCCGCATCTTTTCATCCATTACATTTCCATTTGACACGTTAAGAACATCGCCGACCTGAACATTGTCAACGAAACCATCGGTTGGAACATCGAATGTTATTGTGGCACTCTGAACATTTGCACCCGTGATAGGAACTGGTCTGAAATAAGCATTCTCGCCTTCATCGTAAGACACAGGCAACAGTTCAAACCAGTCGCTCACAGTAACCATTTCCTCAGTTGCTGCGCCAACCTGTTGCAAACGATATGCAACATATTCCTTAGGGTGCTTTGAAGTGCGTCCAACTAGGGCATACATAGTCCAGTAGTCAACACGGTCGTCATCCATTGTCGCCTGCCAGAACACCATACTGAAACCAGTTGCATTACTGCTGTTGTACTTGTCATCCTCACCCTTGGAGAATGCGGCATACTCATGGTCGCATAGAGCACCTTCATTGCAGTTTGGATATATTGCGTCTGGGATACAATCACCTTGTACCACATCCTCGACATCGAATCTGTACTGTTTGTCAAATGACTCGACGTTCTTAACGCACTCATCAATAAGCGGGTCACCACTGCTACCTGGCATCAAGTCCTTGTCAACTTCCGTCTTTACCTGATAGTCGGTGATGCGGATGCGCTTGCCAGGAACAAGAGTTCCATCCTTTTCACCGCACTTACCTACAACCTTCACTGTCCTTGTCGCCGTATTCAGAACGCAAGAGCCATTGAGGTAGTAATACCAGATGTGATATATTCCGCACTTACAGAAGTTGATATCATTGTAGGTAACAATGTCGTTAGACATGTCGATGGTATTTCCGCTATAAGGGCCAGCTTCTCCCAGATACTTCCATTCCCCGCAAGTGATACGATACAGACCGTTCTGGCCATCGTCTTGGTTCTGCAAGTTGACAACCATTCCACTTTTCAGGTTGACCTTTCCAAGCCAATAGTTTCCGTACCTTCTTCCAACATTGCTTTCGATTGTCGCCGACACAGTTTCGGTGACACGGGCGCCTAGGTCAATGAACATATCTTCGGTAACATCACCGTAATACTCCCAGTCACCCTTCTTTACAATCCACAATCCGTTCTCGTTCACGGATTTTCCATCCTCGGATTCCTTGATGAACTGAGAGGCGAGCCACACCAAGTCATTTTCCTGCAACTTAATTCCATTCAGGGTGAGTTCACCGTGCTTGTATTGGAGGTACTCATTATACTTCACCTTTACTGACAGGTATCTCATCGTACAGCAGGACTCTGGGCTACGCAGCTTGACGTACATATCCTTGCCGTAATTCTTGGCTGGAGTATTTGCATTACCTGGGTCATCACCCGTGTTCAATTCAATTGGAGAAGTGTAAATGCAGTTTGCACCAGTCGTGTACTTACCGTCATACTTTGCACCGTCGTACACATAACGTATAACAGGGAAATCAACCCGATAAGACGGATAGTCTTCGCCGCATCCCTTACCGCTAAGCACAATGTTGCTCTTTCCGCAAACCTCATGGCCAAGCTCGTCCGTAGGGAACATTCCCTGTATCAGGTTTATCCTGATTTGATTGTTTTCCAAATCAAGTTCATACACAGGGACATTAGCATTTGTTGTTCCATCATACAGTTGCAGCTCGGTGCAAGCCGTACTTGAACCTTCCACGATGAAATCGTTGTGGCACTGGTCAATCGGGAATTTCAGCAGTCCAATTTCCTCAATGTTCTGTCCGATTACGACACTTCCATCCATGAGCAACGTCGTAAACTGCTCACCGTTTGGCGACTTCAATCCAATAGCCGATGCAAGAGTCAACCTAACAGTCGAGTCAAAGTCAACTTTCCATACCTTGTACTCAACTCCGTCAACCCTGACATTACCAGCAACGGTCTTTCCGAAAGTTCCAACAGCCACACCGTCTACATAGAACTTAGCCTTACCCTTGATATTGCCCTTGCTCATTATGTACAGATGAGACAGGGTATCAAACGTTCCCTGAACCATAGACTTTCCCACTTCGATATAATCGTAGTAGGAACCATTAGGGATAACCTGTGTAGTAAACTTCCTGTCATCAGTAACGTCAGTATCGACAGGCATTTCGAGCGTAAGCGTATTGTCGTTCTGGACGTACTTTACCTTAATCGGCCCAGTTATCTTTTCCCCGTCCTTGTAAATAGCCGACTTGTCCATGACATAGTAGATGTCGTTTCCGTATTCATCCACGCCAACCTTGTATTTGAGGGTCAGCACATCACCTACACTGAACATCTCCTTGATTTTGTATCGAGGCTGTATCTTGATACTCTGGTAGAACATCTGGCAGAAACGGGTCTCGAACGAAGAGTGTTCCGCAACGGACTTCTCACCCTCGTTTTCAAAGAGGACATGGAAGCGTGCTAGAAAATCAGACAGGTTTACAGATGACGGGTCAAAGCCATCTTCGCATGAAGTCTTTCCGTTAGCATCCAGCAACGGCAACATGTTGAAATCCAGTACGAGCTGCTTACCAAAAGTGTTGGCTTCTGTCGCCGCATTTTCAACGTGGCCTGGAATGACCGTATATATCGGATATATACAGGGTTCCTCCTCACCGTTTACACGAAGTTTCAGCTCGTTTACAATAGGGCATGTGCATGCCTGAACATTGATAAGGGCGCACCTGTACAACGACAGGTTGTACCAACCCATTTCATCCTTTTCCAGTTCAAACAACCCGTTGGGGTCAGTAAGTTCAAGAGTTTTTACATTCTCCGAAACGTATATGCGAGAAATAAACTGACCTGTATAGTTTCGGCCAAAGATAATAAACGGGGTTTCTATTGTAATTTCTTCGCACAACGCCATCGAGCTAAACCATTGATTCAATCATCAATAGTTTATACTCCGTCAAGCTCTGAGAAGGACAGGTCAGGCAGCGAAGTGGCCGACGGTTCGGGCTTCTTGCCCACATCCTCGTACGCTTTGTCGCACGGATATAGCAGAATGTTCTTGTATATCTCCCACAGAAGGTCTGGAACCTCAGTCGCATGAGATGGAGGAATACCAAGCCAACAACGGTCGTTCTCGACAAGGGCGAACCTGACCCACTGTTTGCATTTCAGTCTGGAGAAAAGGAACTCCATCCTCATACGGTACATGGATTTGTCGCCCCTGTACGTGTGCCTGCCCTTGCTATATTCGCTTTTGAATGTCAGGCATAGCTGGACATTTCCCCTATCCAGCACATTGATTATGATTCCTATGTTCAGGTCTCTCAGTTTCTTCTCGGACTTCACGGTAACAACTTCCATCAGCACCATCGACTTCCAATCATTGACGGAAGCGTAACGCTCGAAACCGTGGGCAGTTGTCTGCTTGTTCCAGCGTTCAAGGTGATACCCGCTGATGTCGTTCAGAAGGTCTGGAAAGTTGTATTCTTCGGAAGTTCGCATAAAATCAAATATAATTCATCTTTGCGTTTTTGGCAAGGTTTAACGAATATATAAACTAAATGAGAAGTCATAAAAGGATTCTTTATGGGTACACTAAAATCTTCTGAATACGCTTATCGCAGTGCTGGTGACAACTTCGACACACATCCAGACTATCGCCACGACATGTTCACGATGTGTCAGGAATATGCCAAGAACGTGAGCGACATTTCCAGCGGCAAGGCAAAGAAGTTCCTTGACCGTGCCTACAACCAGAACTACTGGCACACCGCCGACAGGCTTGCCGCAGAACAGGACAAGTTCCTTGAAGACGACATGGTGAACAACACCCCAGGTCGTGGTTACCGCAACTACCGCCGTATGGAGTACGACATTCCGAAGGATGCCAGCAACATCGGCAAGTCCGCACAAAAGGACCGTGAGGCCGCAGAGGAACGTGGTGTATGGAACAAGGACGAACTGCTAAGGAACCTCAGGCAGAACCGCTTCGCCATCTGCTCTACCGCATCGGCAACATCTGACAAGCCGATTACCCAGAAGGACTACAAGGACCAGATTAAGCTTTAGTTGTGGTGAATTGCCTCCTTATAGCCACAACAAAGGAGCCTCCCCGTTTGGGGAGGCTTTCTGATTTAATTATGTAATTTCTTACTTTGCTTTCTTGGCCGAACCAGTCTTCTTGGTTTCCTTTTTCGGCTTTTTCTCATCAAGTTTGAGAACCTTCTTGTTGACAAATTCCTTGGTTAGGACAGGTGTTTCCTTCTCTGCCTTTTTCTTTCCCTTTTTCTTTGCCTTTTCTTCTGCAGCCTGAGCTTCGTATTTCTTGATTTCGGGGTCTTCAATCTTTTGTCTCGGAGCGTACTTCACCTTCCAAAGACGTTCATGACAGCAAATCTTCATTCCTTCAAGAAGGGCGATGATTGTTCTGTACAGGGACGGAACATCGCAGTCAAGCTCCTTTGCAGCATGGCCATCGCCATCAGAGTTGAGCTTCACCGTGTCAATCTCGCTCATGACGTTGCGGGAACTTGAAAGCAGGTCGCTAGCAACTTTGCAGAACCCTTCGCCAACGGCTTTTTCAACCGCTTCAAGGAAGTCATACACCTTGCCATAGTCTTCCTGATTCAGCTTACCGCTGAGTCTTGTCAGGGCACTGCCCAAGATGTCAAAGCTCCCGATTGAATATTCGTTTTCGGGGCCCTTTTTGCCACGACCGAATACTTGGTCGAGAAATTCCTTCTTTTCGTCGATGTTAACCTTGAGGTCAACGGAATGTAGGGTCAATGTATGTTTCATGGGTATACCTATGTGTTTAACTGCTGTTAAAATACATTTTTCAAAAGGTATTTTTATAGCGAAACGGTTTATTTCCACCCTGATAAACTATAAACGAAAGCCAGTGAGCCAATATGTTCGATTTCAGCAAATATTTCAAAAGGATGTCAGGAAAGACTGACGCAAAAATAGAGTTAAAAGATGTCCCAATCAAGGC